CGTGCCATTGCTCCTACAGGCAGCATTGGTATTTTGGCAGGAACCACCACAGGCATTGAACCATTGTTTGCTGTTGCTTACAAGCGTCGATTCCTCACTGAAGGAACCAAATGGAAGTATCAATATGTTGTAGATGGTACAGCCGACTTGTTGATTCAGCAATACGGTGTTAAACCAGAAGCTATCGAGAGTGCTCTAGACCTTAGCGAAAACTATGAGCAGCGTATCAAGTTTCAGGCAGACATTCAAGACTATGTTGACATGTCCATTTCATCAACCATTAACCTGCCTTCGTGGGGAACTAAGCACAACAACGAAGGAGAGGTTAAGAAGTTTGCTGGTGTATTGGCTAAGTATGCTCCTCGTCTGCGTGGGTTTACTTGCTATCCTGATGGTAGTCGTGGTGGTCAGCCACTCACTGCTGTGCCTTATGAAGAAGCCCTGAGGCACAAAGATGTGGTGTATGAAGAAATTGATGTGTGCGAAATATCGGGCAAAGGTGGAAGCTGCGGCGTGTAACAATAACTACAACAATAAGAAGGGGGCTTAGGCTCCCTTTTTTATGCTAAACTACAAGTCCCTTAACTCTATAGGACACCTTCATGGTTACTAAGAAACGAAATCCCGCAGCGATTGAACAACAATCACTCACTACTGCAGAACACAAACGTCAGAACAGTCTTAAGATTCGTCTTGATGACATGATGACAATACAGCCCAAGACAGACAAGCAACAACAATTCTTTGAAGCTTACCAAGCCGGTGATTACTTCATGGCTTTGCATGGTGTTGCTGGCACAGGCAAGACCTACATTGCCCTGTACAAAGCGCTAGAAGAAGTGATGGATAAGAGCAACCCCTACACCAAGGTTGTTGTCATTCGTAGCTCTGTGCAAAGCCGTGACATGGGTCACTTGCCCGGTAATGTTGATGACAAAATGGAAAGCTTCATTGCTCCCTATCGTCAAATCACAACAGACCTATTCAACCGCAAGGATGCATGGGACAGACTGTGTGAACAAAACTATGCTGAGTTTGTTTCAACATCGTTCATTCGCGGAACAACATTTACTAACTCCATCTTGTTGGTTGATGAGATTCAGAACATGAACTTTGAAGAACTCGATACCATCATTACCCGTGTTGGTCACACTAGCAAGATTATCTTTTGTGGAGACATTAGACAGACAGACTTGCGTAAGCGTGATGACAAGACTGGCCTGCCTAAGTTTCTATCCATTGCAGACAGGATGAAACAGTTTAGTCGCTTTGAATTTGGAACAGATGACATTGTGCGTAGTAGCTTGGTGAAGGAATACATCATAGCTAAGACGCATTACGAAGACACATCCAATGATTGAGATGGCAATCACAGCAGACATGCTGATTGAAGCCAGAGACAAGGCAGCCTCGTTGGGAAAGCTATACAATAGCATCACCAGCGGGGCTGGCAACATTGCTGGCTTTATAGGAGAAGACATTGCTCATCAAGTTCTTGGTGGCAAGCTTGACAATACCTACGACTATGACCTAGTGCTAGACAATGGTATTAAGCTTGATGTGAAGACGAAGCAAACCAGTGTTAAACCGCTGGAGAGCTATGAGTGTAGCGTTGCAAACTTGAACATTAAACAAGCCTGTGATGCCTATTGTTTTATTAGGGTTAAGAACGACTTCACTGTTGGTTGGTACTTAGGGGTTTATGATAAGCTTGCTTACCTAAACGATTCTGTGTTTATGAAGAAAGGAACCATTGATCCTACTAACAACTATGTGGTAAAGTCTGATTGCTACAACTTAAAGATTTCTCAACTAAAGGAAAAGATATGAACATGTCTGTTAAAACCGTTGACCGTCGTCCTCCGTTGAAGATTCAACTTCAACAAGGATATTACGCTTTCCACAAAGGCTGGCTCACTAACCAGTACGATGCTTCGTCTGTGCAAGGACAGGAGTGGCAGCGAGGATTTGACGCTGCCTATTTTGACAACCTAAGTCAAATTAAGAAGCAATAAAAGAAGGCCCCGAAAGGGGCCTCTTAGTTGGTGCGTCAGCGCTTTGTAATGAAGCCACCTCTGGCTAGCTTTCGTGTAGCTTCTCTTGCTGTGTTAAGAGATTTGATAATGGGCTTGTCAGCCATAGCCCTTCCTTGTTGTGTCGAAGCATTTGACAACTCTTTCAATTTAACTCTAACGTCTTCCAAGGCTTTAGCTTTCTGCACAGCACCCATGTCTTTAAGAATGGTAATAACATCACCAATCTTTGATGCAGATATCTGATCAGAGAAAGAAACCAAGTTTGATTGATAGCTATGGCCCAACCCCTTCTTAGCTGACACAGACTCAGCGCTGCCTAGCATTTCATTGGTTAAAGATTTAATTATGTTGTAAGTTAGGTATGCTGTCTTCCTACGCTCTTTGATAGGGATTTTGTCATCACTAACAATCTTGTTGTAGCCACGCAGCAATTCTCTCTCTTCTTTTATTTTCTGATTACGAGATACTGTGCTTTCTAACAGGCCTTTTCCATCTTTGCGAGTTGGTGTTGTTAATACTTCTTCAGCTATCTTAAGTTTCATTTGAGAAGAACTACCATTAAGCTTTAACTTATCTGCTTCAACAATGGCATCTTCTGTTTCATTGAAGGCTCCTCTAGGTAATGACAATGGTCGAACAACATTAGGGGAGCCGTTAATTGTTTGAGCAACTATGTTCAAGTCTTTAAAATCATAGTCTTTAGCTGGCATGTTGATGCGCTTAAACATGTAATCAGCGTACGGCATTTCGGTGTAGACATAGTTTTGAGCATTCTTTCCACCAAAGCTTGAACCACTTGCGCCAAGTCCAATGTCTTTAGTAAACGATGGTGCTCCAACCCCGAGTTCACCATGACCTGATCGATATTGTTGAGGGTTCATGAAGCCTGAGCTTTTAATTCTATTAATCTTGTCAGGAGGATTCCCATGAAACAACCTAGCTGGTGGATCGTTTTTGTACTTCTCTTTTAACTCGTCATACTTCTTTTGCAAAGACAAAGATAGTTTATAAAACTCTTCAACATCTTTCTTGTTGCTAGGGTCTGCTTCACGTTTGGCTTTTATACGGAAATCCCCCTGTGCCACTGCAACAACATCTTCGTCAATGTCACTGAGCAACGGATTATTTGCAAGTTTATAGAACGACTTGTTACGGGCGTCTTTAATTTCAGACAACACTTCATTGCGCTTAGCCATTGATGCTGTTCTTAAGTCTTTGCCTAGCACCCCTGTCAAATATTCACCAGAGTATTGAACCTCTTGCTCTGGAGCAACACGACCTGCTGTTTTCTTTTCAATCTGACCAACAGGAATAGGGTTGCCCATGTCGTCGTATTTAACAATGGCTGTGTCAGCAACTTCGTAAGGCAGCGGTGGCAAACCTTTGTCTTTCTTCAACCCTAGAGTATCACCAGCATAGATGTGCAACATGTTGGCATAATCTTTAGGATCATTCTTAATCATGTTCTCAACTTCTTTAGCACCGAAGTCGCTAATAAGATCAGCCTTGCCTTTGACGTAGGCGTCTTCAGTGAATGGTCGAGTCGCTGGTGTTGCAGGTTTAACGATGGGCAATGCCTCTTCAGGCTGCTTTAACGGGGCTACAGGAGCCTTTGTAGCTGGTGCTGGTACAGGGATAGCTGCTTCTAGTGATGGAGGCACTACGGGCTTCTTAGCTGCAACAGGAGACTTGGCTAGCACCTTTGACATTTGATCAACAACAGGGCTAGTGGAAGAACCAACAGCATCGTCAATGGCTTTGTTGACAAGCGAGTCAAAATCAACGTCTTTAACGGCTTTGCTGACAGAGGCATCAACAGCAGTGTCTGCTACTTTAGGCACCGCTTTTGCTACAGCCTTAGCTCCTTTAGCAACAATGCCGCCTAAAGCAAACTGAAGATTTTCAAGCATTGCTTCATACTTATGAACAGCTTTGAAATCTTTGGCTTCTTCTAAAGATTTTCCACCATGATCTTTAGCATAGCGATCATTGATAACTCCTCGCTTATCTGCAGGAAGCTTATCAAATTTCATCTTATGGATTTTATTAATATTGGTGCTAGTGAACAACGCTTCTGTTTTTGCACGAGCAATTTCAGTAGCGCTTTTAACAGTGTTAGCCAAAGCAAGCTTTTGCTCACGAATAGGTAAAGCTTTATAACGATCCGCAGCCATTGCTCTATCAATAGCCTTAATAACCATAGGGTTTGCTAGCTCAACAAACTTACGATCATATTCTTTATCACCAGTAGAGCCGCCATAGAATTTGTATGGCTCAATACCTAAACGAACAATCTCACGTTCCTGTACACTCTTCTCTGGCACCTGCCTCACACCAATAAGATTGGCAAAGAATTCACCCTCTTGATATACAGGGCCTTGACGCAGGTAGGGTTGATAAGCAGGCAAGTCTTCTTTAACGATTGGAATGCGTTTCTGAATACGGTTCATTGCCGCTTCAGTGATTTTGTCATCGCTAACAATTACATTGGGGTCGCGCTGAACACTGCCTTCTTCGCGGAACAAATCAAGAAAGTCGTAAGCGTTCTTAACAATGAATGGTTGTGTAAAACGAGTAGTGAAATCACCAAGCACTTTACCAATCATCACATCAAGTTTATCAGCGTCTTTCTCGGAATCAATTGCTGCAAATATTTGATCAAGCAATGTGTTTTGCGTACCTGCTGGCATCTTCATACCAACGATAGCTTCAACCATTTCATTAGTCTTTGGTTTTAAACCAAGCTTATTTTTAGCAATAAAATCACCTATAGCTAAAACAGGGCCTGCTGGAAATATTGCACGGACATCTATAGTGCTGCCGTCATCTAACTTATAATCACCCCAATTAGTATCTTGATTCTTCAGACGGTAGTCATAGGCGTAAGCCAACACAGCAGTGCCAACAATACCTTTAGAAAGATTCTCTGTGCCTTGACGAACTAAAAAGTTACCAGCCTCATTGCCATCACTCTTCATCATTGCGCCAGTTAATATATCTTCTATACCTGACTGCGCTCCAAACACGCTGTAGCGATATTGGAAAGCAATGGCGTTAGACATGAACCGAGCAAAAGGAGCAACCAAGCTTAAGCCGGGGTACTCCATACCTTTAACAATTAAATTAGCAGCGCTCTCTGCGCCAGCTTCAAAGCCCTCCTCTGTAGTTTGCTTAGGCATGTAAGAGAATGTAGCCTTTAACGCATCATCTGTAGCTCGTTTCAAAATGTCAGCAGGAATAACCTTGCCTTCTCCAATGGTCTGATACATATCTTGACCAGCACGGCGCATATGTTTGTCTACAGCAGCAGTGAAGATTGCTTTACGAAAGAAGCTATCTTGCACCACATTTAATGTATTAAACAATTGTGCAACTTTAGATATTTCTTTAGTAGACCCTTCCTGTGTTGCGCTAAACAAAGCGTTGTTAATTGATGGGTTGTACTTCAACATGGTGTCGGTGGCTGCTTCAGCCAGCCCTTGCCTATACAGCAATCCATACACATTGAAAGTGTCTTTGATAGTGTCACCCATGCCGCGCTTGAATGTATCAATACGTGTGCCTGTAGAAGCACCCAACAATGTTTTACCAACAGTGTACAAGCTACCTTCAATCAAAGAAGCAGCAGAGTTGTAAGTAAGACCAACACTTGTACCAATCACGTTACGTACAGTGGTAGCAATGCCACTAACCATCCATGCTTTAGACTCACGTTCTACCTTTTGAATGGAACGGCCAACCCATCCCATCGCTCTAGGAATGTCATCAGGCTTAGCAAACAAACTATCAACAAGTTTCTTAGCGTCTGGATCAATCTGTGTAAGCTTGCCTAACAAACGAGAAGCTGCTGAATATTGCTGCATCACTTGAGCAGCTTGCGTCACCGTCATCTTGTTAGCTTGTGCAAACTCTTGTGGTGTTAGTCCTTCTTTACGAATGGCTTGCTCAAGAAGAGCGTCATCAATTTCACCCTTGTTTAAGTTGGCAAACACTTCGTTAATGGCAGAGCTAGTTTTCTGATTAGGCTTCAAGCGAAACTCAGGGTCTTGATCAATGATGTGCATTGCAACCCTGATGGCACGAGCGCTTAGATCACGTTGAATGCCTGCCTCTGCCAATGGTGTGATAGGAGAGATTTCATCCAATATCTTTTGACCTTGAGTTTTGTTAAACTCGTCAACAAGCTGGTCCATGTTCTCTGTTACAGGGTCTAGCAATGTACGCTCAACCTTTGTTGCTGGAGCTAGAGGGTCTTTAGGAACAATGTTTTTAGATTGGATAAGCTCTTGTAGTTGTTCAGCACCGCTCTTACCCGGCTTAGCCTTCATAACTCCACGAGCTTCAGCAAAGCCACCAACCGCACCAAACAAAGCAGCCACTGCTAGCTGTGTATTATCTAGTTCAGGAACTTCTTCACCCAACACTTTTGCTGTTTGTTGTTTAAGCTTTTGAGAAGTTACGTTCTGACCAACAGCAATGCTACTCTCTGCAATTGTTCCTGCTGCAACAACTTTACCAGCAGTAGGAGCAATTGCTTTAGTAGCAAGTTGAGACAGCCTAGATGCAATTGCAGCTTCACCAGCAACTCCTGCGGCTGCTTTCAAAGCTTCGGCCTTAGCTGCACCTGCTACAACCTTCTTACCAACAGCACCAACACCAAAGCCAACATAGTTGGATGGGTCGGTAGCAATAGCTTTAAGCGCATCCCAATATGGACGAACGCCGGGTTGACCTTCTGCAGACAAAGCAGAAGCTGTTTTCCCATAAACCTTATACGCTAATGCCATCTTAACCGCATCTTCAGGAGAAGCATTGCGAAGCTTGTTAAGTTCTGGAACAGTGTCGAGGATGGCATTGAATTCAACACCACGCATCTTCGACATAAAATCATTAACAAACTCTTGTCTAGATTGATCTGGTGCTGGCTCTTTCTTCATTGCCACTTTAGAATAATCTTTAATGATGTTATAAAGATCATCGTTTTTATACAAGTCTTCGTAAGCATACTTAGGCTCTGCTCGTTCAGCAATAGCTGCTTCTTGAATCTTTTTTAATTCTGTGGCAGGCTGACGGCGTGTTAAGAAAGCAGGCTTAGTTAAGTCTTCAGCAGGCGGAGAAACAACAGGAGCAGCCGCTGGCTTAGGAATTAAGTCAGCATAGTTTGACGTTCCAATAGAAGATGCTGCAGGAATTAAATCGCTATAGTCTGCCATGTTTATAGCTCCTGACCTGTAGTTTCTTTAAACCGTTTTCTTACAGCAGCTTCTGGAGCACCTTTCTTAATAGCCTCAAGTGCAGCGGCTCTCTCTCGACCAATAGAAGCAGGAGGTGGAGGAAGAGGTGCGCTTGGTTTAAATGCTGGAACATTATTTGAAACAACAGGTGCCGGTGCAGGAGCAGCTACATTTGCTGGTGCGGCTGTCTTAACCGGTACAGGAGGCAGTATTGGTTTAGCAACCGCTGCTGGATTAGAAGCCGGTGGTAAAGCAGCTTGCTCATAAGTCTTCAATATTGATTGAACATCCCTGTTGTCTTGAGGATACAAAGACAAAGCTTTCATAGCAGCCACGCGACGAGTAGCATCAACTTGTGCAGCAAACTCTGGATTGTCACCAATGTACTGAAGTGAAATTGTTCCATCAGGCATTTGTGTGCGAGACAGTTGACTTCCTAGTTGCTTTCCGTGAACCATTTCAATAGCTCGGTTGCCTGCATCTTTAACAAAAGAATTCAACGTACCCAATGCAGGCACCTTGCTCTCACCATCACCAGCAGGTTTGATATGTTTACGTAAAGCTTCTTTGGCTTCAAGATCAACAATCTTACTCCACTCTACTTCTGCTGCTTTACCTTCTTTACCACCATTAATAATAGTGCTAGCCAGTTTAGCTTTCCTATCAGCATACTTAGCTACTTCTGATTTTGAAGGAGCTTCAAGCGCTGTAAATACAGCAAGGTCTGTAGCAGCTGTTTCCAAGGCTTTAGGATCATTTGATTTAGTAGCTTTAACAAAAGCAAGCTGTGCTCTGTTCTTCACCGACTCATAAGTATCTTCTTTACGCAGCCCTGTAAAATCAAACGATGCTTTAGAAACAGGAGCTTTCTCATTCAGCACCTTTTGCATTTCCTCAGTGGTAGTACCAAGAGCCAATGCTGTTTTCTCAGCAGCAGCCCTACCAGCGCTCTCACCAATCTGATCAAAGAAGCCCATTTGCTTTTTAGTGCTTTGCTCAGCAATCTTAGCTTTAAGTGTTGTATCAAGAGTGAGAGCTTGACCAAGATTTGTACGACCAATCTCAGGAGAATTACCAGTGGCAATCTTGATCATTTGGTCAGGGTCTAAGTTGCCAAAGTTAACATCACCCTTCTTAATGGCAGCAACAAGAAACTTCCTGTTGTTAGGACTACGAGCAAGTTCAGCTAGCTGTTCAGCAGAAAAGGTTTTACCACCAGCCATGTTTGTATAGTTTGATTGAATCAACTCCATTTCAGAAGCGGCTTCTTCAGCTTTTATTTTATTCTCTTCTTGAAGCTTAGTGTATTTTTCATACATGTTCTTTGTAGAAGCAATGGCAAACGTCTTAGCTTCTTTCTCAGCAGTATCCATCTTCTCTTCAATTGCTGTAGCAACACCACCCGCAAATGATAACAAATTAAAACCCATGATTTATACGCCTTGTTTAATATTACGAGCCATCAAACCTTTTGCCGGTACAGCTTTTTCTTCAACAGCTTTAACCTCTTCAACTGGTTCTTTAATTGTTTTAAACACTTTATCAATTGCTTGTTTCATAACCCGAGGAGACATTGTTTCTTCTTTATCATAATCTGAGTTGTAATCTTTAACATCAACTCCATGAATCATGGCAATGGTTTTCATCATTTCCATCATGATGGGCATAGCTAAGATGCCAGCATCAATTGTATGAATACCTTTATCAACATTGGTAAGCATCATGCCTTCAGCAATTACAGACAAAGGCAACTTTGTTTCTAGCGTGTCTAACAAGTCATCACTAATATCTTCAGAAGAAATAACTGCCATGTAAAACTGAATAACATCAGTTAGCTTTACATACTTTGGCGGGTTCTGCCACGGCCTACTCTTATCAGGAGCAGTCCATGATATTCCAGCAGGTGCTGCCATGAGCACTTCACTTGGTTTCTTTTGAGTTGTTGCCATGTTATTTCTTTGCCTTCATAAGTTCATCACGAGCTTCTCGGATGCCTTCAATGTAATCAGCAACAAGTTCTACAGCATCTTTTTTGCTAACAGGAGCTTGATTACTTTTCTGTTCAGCAGGCGCAGCAAACCCTTTTGCTGACTTTGTTTTCTTAGCTGCTGGAGACTTACGCTGAGCTAAGATGTTTTCAATTTTACTAAAGTAACTTTTAATATGTTGCATTTATTTTCCAGTAGGAAGAATAGTAGATATAAACTTTAAGGAAGAAGACCTTCTATAAACCTTACAGCAGCATCAGAGGTAACTACTTTACCAAGCAATGAACCAAGAGCGGTATTTGCCGCAGCGTTTGATGATATGCCTGCAGAAGCCATTGTAGCGTTTGCTGTAATTGTTGTCTGAGCAATGTTGGTTATTCGGGTTTGCTCATTCTCGCCAGATGCATATGAAAACTGCAGCAAGTCACGATAGGTTTGGCTTTGCTGTGCATAAACAGAAGCTGACAAATCAGTAGCATTCTTTGCCATAACAGCGTTAGCACTGTTGATGGCAGCGGTGTTGGCTGTAGAAATATCTGCTAAGATTTTAGAATTGGCAACATTAATCTGTGAAGTTAGTGTTGCATTAAACTCAGCACGAGCGTTTTGTTGTGTAGCATTAAACTTAGCAATTTCATTTGAGGCTGCTGTATTTGCGATGGAAATCTTGTTTATTTCAGAGGCGTTAAACTGATTAGCTGTCAAAGCAAGTGTTTCAGAAATCTTATCAGCTTCAAGCTTATTGGCAGCGTTCGTAGCCTTAGCAGCATTTGCAGCAGCAGTATCGCTTAGGATGGCTTGTGAAATTGTCTGTGTTTTAAGAATAGCCATTTGCTGAGCATTATCCAAGTTCTTCATATCAGTTTCAAGGAAGGCTTTAGCATTCAACACAGCCGCCTGTTGGCGATTGTTTAGATTAGCCATATCCATTGTAGCCATAGTTGCTGCGTTTGCCAGAGCCGTTGCTTGTTCATTGTTTAAATCAGCAACATTAATTTGTTGAATGAAAGTTGCATTAGCCAAAGCTTTCTGTTGATCTGCTGTAAAATTAACATTAGCAATCTCAGACACACGAGCAGCATTAGTAATGTTAACTTGTTGTTTGTTGCTTAACTCTTGACCAGTTAGTGCTGCGTCAATTTGAGCATTAGCCAAAGCTGCCTGCTGCTTATTAGACAGGTTGGTTGTTTCAATCTGCAAAGCATTGGTGGTGTTGAACATCTTTGTCTGCTGCTCAGCATTCAAGTTTATATTGCGCTCTGCCAGTTTAGAAGACACATTGAACAAAGACGTTTGTTGTTGATTAGACAACACTTGTCCTTTAAGGGCGGCATCAGCGTTGTAGGTGGCAATAAAAGCTTGTTGTTGTGCGGAAGCATCAATACCAGCAGCTTCAAAGTTCTGTGTGCTTTGCAGCACTGCCATCTGTTGTTCGTTAGTAAGCTCTTGTCCCTGCAGAGTTGCCCTAACTTGCAGATTAGCCAACGCTGTTTGTTGGTTATTGGACAAGTTAGCCATATCAACCTGCATCTTATTGGTGCTGTTAGCCAACATCGTTTGCTGTTCAGCATTAAGATTTATATTGCGTTCTGCTAACTTTGAAGACACATTAAACAACTGAGTTTGTTGTTGATTAGACAACACTTGTCCCTTAAGCGCAGCGTCAGCACTAAACGTAGCGAGGAAAGATTGTTGCTGTGCGGAAGCATCAATGCCAGCAGCTTCAAAATTCTGTGTACTCTGAAGCACCGCCATTTGCTGTTCGTTAGTAAGTTCTTGTCCTTGAAGGGTTGCTGCAACTTGCAAATTAGCCAATGCTGTTTGTTGATTATTAGACAAGTTAGCCATATCAACCTGCATCTTATTAGTGCTGTTAGCCAACATCGTTTGCTGTTCAGCATTGAGATTTAGATTACGCTCAGCCAACTTGGAAGACACGTTGAACAATTGTGTTTGTTGTTGATTAGACAACACTTGACCTTTGAGGGCGGCATCAGCCGTAAAGGTGGCAATGAAAGATTGTTGTTGTGCTGTGGCATCAATCTGTGCAGCTTCAAAGTTCTGTGTACTCTGAAGCATTGCTGCTTGTTGTTTATTAGTAAGTTCTTGCCCTTGAAGAGCCGCCCTTACTTGCAAATTAGCCAATGCCGTCTGCTGAGCGTTAGACAAGTTAGCCATATCAACTTGCAAGTTATTAGCACTGTTAGTCAACAATGCTTGTTGCTCGTTAGACAAGTTAATCTTACGCTCTTCTAACACTGAAGACACATTAAACAACTGAGTTTGTTGTTGATTAGACAACACTTGTCCTTTGAGGGCAGCAGCAGCTTGAGCATCCTGCATGTAAGCTTGTTGCTTATTAGTCGAAGTAATCTGCATTGCCTCAAAAGCTTGAGTGCTAGTGATCATTGCTGTCTGTTGTTCGTTAGTAAGTTCTTGACCAACAAGAGCAGCCCTAACTTGCAGATTAGCCAACGCTGTTTGTTGACGTGTGCTTAGCTTTGTTAAATCAATTTGAAGATTCTCAGCAGAGCGTTGCATAAAAGATTGCTGTGAGTTATTCAAATTGATGTTATTAACTTCAGCAAAACGTGCAGCGTTAGTCAGAGCAACCTGTGTCTTAACATCAAGATTCTTTTCCTGAGCAGCAGTTTTTAATTGAGCATTAGCCAATACAACAGCTTGTTGATTACTTAGTATCTGTCCTTGCAAAGCAAAAGCGTTGGTGCTATTCTGCAAAGCAACTTGCTGACGGTTGTTCAGGTTAGCTAAGTCCATGTTCTGCAAAGCAGCAGCATTAACCAAAGACACTTGCTGACGATTGCTCAAATTCGTTATTGCCATTTGAGAGAATGTCTGTGCATCAGCAGCAGCAATCGGCATAGCGCTTTCCATAGCCGCTTGTACAATGGCAGCACCAGCCATAGAGCTAGCACCAAGACCACGAGCAGCCATTGCGGCATTAGCATTGCGTATAGCACCAGCAGCCCATGCAGGGGTGCCATCGTTGAACTGAGCCATCAGTGAAGACATCTGCCCAGCAACAGTGCTAGCGGCCTCTACAGAGCCTTGCTGAGCCGTTGCCAGCGATTGACTAAAGCTACCCTGCTGGGCAGTTGCTACAGCAGCCTTATCAAGAGCAGCCATTGTGGCAGCAACAGCTTGAACAGGTTCGTTTAGCTGCAGGTTTTGTTTAGAAACATCTACCAGTTCTTGTTGGGTAACAGCGCGTTGTGCAGCAATGGCAGTGGATGATGCAGCCGTTTCAGCAGCTATGGCTTCAGGAATAACACCAGCTTTAGCAGCGGCTTGTACAGCAGTAGTAGTAGCTTCAGCAGACTTAGTAGCGTCTAGTTGAAACTGAGTGGCTGCAACAGCCGCTGGTGTTTGACCAGC